ATGACAAAAGGATTTTTAACAATTGCCGCAGTGCTGGCGCTCGTCCTGCTTTTCGCGGCGGCAGCGGTTCCGGAGACAGAACCGATTACCGCGCCTGAACCGACGGTATCGGCGCAGATACCCACAGCACGCTACCGGTTGACCGCAGACGAGCGAGAGCTTATATGCGAGGTTGTTATGGCTGAATCGGGAATCGAGCCGTTTGATGGCAAAATGGCGGTCTCACAGTGTATTTTAAATGCGTGTGAAAAGACCGGCAAACGCCCCGCGGAAATAGTTGAGGAGTATGGTTACACCGACCGCCGGGTAGAACCGAACGCAGAGACGAGGGAAGCCGTCGCCGCGGTCTTTGAGGCCGGCGAGACGGTGACAGACGCGAAGATACTTTTCTTCTACGCGCCGGCGCTTGTGAGCAGCGAATGGCATGAATCGCAGACCTATGTCTGCACCATCGGTGGGCACAGATTTTTCGCCTAATAGAAAGGAGATTTAATTTATGAATATTAAAATAGGCGACTTCGTGAAAGGCATAACAAATGACTACGGTATTACAAACACGAAAATGACGCGAGGCGTGGTCATCAATGTATACGAGAGAAACATAGAAGTGCGAGTGTTAGACCACGACGACGGCGAAACCGGAGT